ACAATTGCTTCCGGGCTTGCCCGGAAGCTTCTTACCCTTTGACATTACGGGTACGGATCTTTCCCGCAAACGAAGGTGTAGCGGGACGGCTGGTCGCATGGCGGGGGTGCACAGCAGTAGCCTATGCCGCTTTCCCGCATTCTGTTCCCAAATCACATTTCCCGAAATTGACTGATTAAGACGGAAAAAGGGAAACGGCTCAGCGACGGCCACGGCCCTCTCCTCGAATATAGGCTGTGGCCGCTCTCCACCCAATGCTGACACCGCGTCTACCAGACGCACTAATCCGAGCCCGCTTCCGGCGGGCTTTTTCTTTGCCCGGAGTTTCCATGAACACCACGAAAGCCGTCAGCGTCTGGATCGGTGACGATTGGGCGTTCCCGATCGCGCTGCAGGATTCGACCGGGGCGGCGATCGACCTGGCCGGCTATACCGTCACCGGCGAATTCTACCGGTACGGCAGCCTTGCCCCGGTCGCAGATCTCTCGATCAGCAACAACCGCCTGGAGATCACGGACGTTGCGGCTGGCGCCGTGACGCTCCGACTGGAGAAGGAACTCACCGGTTCCGTGCAGCCGCAGGAGTCTGACGCGGCGAACTTCCCGACCCGCATCCGCATCATTCTGACCGATCCCGCCGGCCACCAGCACACCGTCCGAATCCTGCCGATCCTGCCGGTCGATCCCCGTTCGTCGGCCGTGGTCGAGCTTCCGGCGAGCACGACCGCAAAGGTCTACGTTCTCGGGCCGCAGGGACCGAAGGGGGAGCAGGGCGAAGTCGGTGACGTGAACCCGGCCAACCTGCAGGCGGTAGAGGATGCCCAGGCGGCGCGCGATGCCGCCGGCGATTCCGCGCGGGAAGCTGCCGCATCGAATGATGCCGCCGGCAAAAGCGCCACCGCAGCGGCCGAGAGTGCTTCGGCTGCCGCCACGTCGCAGAAGGACGCCGGCGACTTCGCCGATGCTGCCAAGGGATCGGCGCAGGCCGCTGCCGCCAGCGAGACCGCGTCCACGGAGAACGCTGATGCGGCCGGCAAGTCCGCCATCGCGGCCGCGTCCAGCAAGGACACGGCGGCAACCGCCGCCCAGACTGCCACCGACAAGGCTGCCGCAGCCGCTGCATCGGAAAAGGCGGCGGGGGAGAGTGCAACGGCGGCTGCCACGTCAGAAAAGAACGCCGGCACAAGTGCAACGGCAGCGGCGACCAGCGCGACGGCGGCCAAGGCGGCGATCGCCGGCATCAATGCCCAGACAGCAAGCTACACGCTGCTGGCGAGCGACGTGAACCAGGTGGTGCGGATGAACGCCGCCGCGGCGACCGTGATCACCGTGCCGCCGGACAGCGCCGCAGCCTTTGCCGATGCGGCGACCGTCTACGTCAGCCGGGCGGGGGCTGGCGCCGTGACCATCGCCGCCGGTGCCGGCGTGACGATCGACGCACCGGCGAGCCTGGCGCTCCGGGCGGTGAACTCCACCGTGGCGCTCGTGCGCATCGCCGCGAACCACTGGCTTCTCATGGGCGACCTGGAGATTGCCGCGTGATCACATCCAGCGTCGTTGCCTCCGGCTACCGGCCGGCGCGGCAGCGCATCACGACCGAAACCAGGGCCGCTCTGGCCGGCATGACGGTCCAGCCGTCGGAGAAGCGCATCCTCGTCTATGACACGGCGATCCGCTCGCTGAAGTCGGCCGGGATCTGGTCGAAGCTCGGCTGGTTGTCGCTTCTCGCCGCTCATGACGAGCAAGCCGGCCGGCTCAACCTGGTTGCGCCGGCGCAAGTCGCCAGCGCCGTCAACTCGCCGACCTTCAACGCCGACCAGGGGTTCAGCTTCGACGGCGCTTCGAACTACATCGACACTGGCGTGCTTCCGTCCGCCGTTGCGGTCCTCACGCAGAACAGCGCACATGAGGGCGTCCGTGTTCGCACCGCTGGAACCAGCACACAGCCGCTGCTCGGCTCGTCGAACGCCACCGGGATCATGTACCTCTGGCCGAGAAATGCGTCAGGCGTTCTGGCCGGCCGGCTGAATACGTCGACGGCTGGGACCTTTGGGCAGGCGGCTACTCGGGCCGGCCATTCGATCCTGACACGAGCCGATGCCGCGGCAATCTCCGGCTACAAGGATGGTGCGCTGCTCGGCACTTCTTCGGTCGCGAGCGTCGCCCCGGGCACACAGACGGCCAGCATCACGCTCGGCCGCGGCGGCACCGCCGCCTATGCCGACGATCAGGTCTCGGCCTTTCATGTCGGCGCGGCCCTTACGGCGGATGATGTCGCCAAGCTGCAAACGATCCTCACGACCTACATGAAAGCGGTCGGTGCCGAATGATCATCCTCACTTCAGTCCAAGCCGACCAAGTGCGCGGCGAGACTAGCGAAGGGCATGAGCTCGAGCCGGTCCTGCTGGCCGATGGCGTCACCTTTGTCCTGCCGGAGGCTGTTCTCACCGATCCCGCGCATGCCGAGCGGCACGAATTGCTGGCGACCTTCCCGACGCGGGACGTTGCCGCCGGCGAGTATCCCCCGCCTGACGAAACCTGATCGGCCCAGCTGACCGCATCACGCCCGCCCATCGAGGCGGGTTTTTCTTTGCCCGGAGTTCCCATGCCCATCGCCATGAAAGCCTCCCGGGCGCTCTTCGCGCTGGAGCGGGAAGAGGAGGCGCTGCGCCTCAGGGCCTACCCCGATCCCGCCACGGGCGGTGCGCCCTGGACCATCGGCTACGGCCATACCCACGACGTGCATCCCGGCATGACGATTACCGAGGCGCAGGCGGAAGCCTTCCTTGCGGCCGACGTCGCCGAGGCCGAGGCGATCGTCAACCGCTCCGTCCATGTCCCGCTGACACAGGGCCAGTTCGATGCGCTGGTGGACTTCGTCTTCAACATCGGCCCCGGCGGCAAGTGGGCAGGGGATGGCTTTACCACCTCCACGCTGCTCGCCCGGCTGAATGCCGGCGACTATGCCAGCGGGCCCCATCAGCTGTCGCTGTGGAACCACGCGGCGGGCCGGGAACTCGCGGGCCTGACGAAGCGCCGGGCGCGCGAGGCGGCGCTCTGGACCGGAAAGCCCTACGTCGCGCCGTTGGCTGTGACCAAGGCGCGGACGGAGCGCGAGACCGCGATCATCCGGGGCGTGCAAGGTCAGCTGAAGGCGCTGCATTATCCCGTCGGCAAGGTCGACGGGATCTACGGCAACCTCACCCGCGACGCCATCAAGGCGTTCCAGGCGGATAACGAGCTCACTGACACCGGCCGCATCGACCAGTCGTTGCTAGACACCCTGAAAACCGGAAAGCCGCGGCTGCTCTCGCTGGAACGTCAGAACGCCAGCCCGGCCGACCTGAAGGACCGCCCAACGGTGAAGATCGCCGGCGCTGTCCGCAACACGGGTGCGGCGGCTGTTGGCGCGAGCCTCGCGGTGGGTGCGGCGCAGGCCGCGATCGCCGCGATGCCTGCCATCGCCTCCGCGCCGGTGCTGCACACGGCCGGCGAGGTCCTGCTGCAGGTCTGGCCGTTCCTCGCCTCGGCCGTCGGCGGCGCTCTCGTCTACGCGCTCGGCCGCCAGCTGCTCGGCGCCATCACCACCGAATTCCGTCAGGGCCAGCTGCTCTGATCCCACTCCCTTCGGAGATCCCCATGCACCGCCTCTCTCGCGTGGCAGCCGCCGCGCTGCTTCTGCTCGCCTGCCTTGTCGCTCCCGCGTTCGCCGGAGACGGCTCGCCCGTCACCGTCCCCTGGGGCGACCTGATCGTTTGGCTGCTCGTCACCTTCGGCGGCAGTTTCGTCGCGCTCGCCTTGGCGCTCTACCATCTCGTGCTGAAGCACCTCTCGGTTCCGCTCCGGACCTGGCTGCAGCAGCATAATGCCGACCAGCTGATCGAGCGCATGGTCGGCGCCGGTCTGAACTCCGTGGCAGGCGCCTCGCGCGGCAAGGTGCTGACGGCCGAGATCGGCAACCAGGTGCTGGCGGCGGCGCTGAACTACGGCTTCGCCCAGGCACCGAAGCGCCTCGCCAGCTATTTCGACCAGGGCCATGCCGGCGTCGCGGTCGCCAAGGCGGTCTATGCCCGCCTGAACATGGACGAGGACGCCAGCGCTCCGGATTTCCAGGCGATCGTCGCCCAGACCGCCGCGGCGGTTTCGGCCCGGTGATCGCGGCGGAAACGGTGATGCTCTTCAAACTCACCGCCGGAATCCGGACCCATATCAAGGTCCGCGTCGCGGAATGGGCGCTCGGCACCATCCTGTTCAACTTCGGCTGGATCCTGCTCCTGCCGGCGCAGACCTTCGACGGTCCGTCCTATGCCGGCATGGCGCGCGTCGCTCCGGAAGGAGTGTGGGGCCTCGCCTGCCTGATCGTCGGCGCGGCGCGGCTGGTGGCGCTCTTCATCAACGGCACCCGCCGCCGCACGCCGCATGTGCGCGCGATCATGGCGTTCCTGTCCTGCTTCTTCTGGCTGCAGATCTCGCTCTGCTTCCTGCAGGCGGGCACCGTGCCCACCGGCCTTGCGGTCTACCCCGTGCTTCTGGCGCTCGACATCTTCAACCTGTTTCGGGCGAGCTCGGATGCGCGCCTTTCCGATGAGGTCGCCCGGAATGGAAGGGCATGATCCCAGCGCCTGGTTCGAGTACCTGCCGCCCTGGGCGCAGGCGGCATCGAACTTCGCCGTTCTGCTCGTCGCCGTCGGCGCCGGCGCGTTCGGCTATCTCCGCAAGGGCGGCGCCCACCGTGAAGGGTCGGCGGAAAGCTCCGTTGCCGTCGTCACCGGCGGCGCGCTGGCCGACCGCATGTCCATGCAGGACCTGGCCGGCGCCATTCGCGAGCAGACCGGGGCGATCCGCGATCAGACCGGTGTCATGCGCGAGCAGACCAGCGCCGTGAAACGGCACGCCGACATCATCGAGGAACGCGCCGACCAGGACGAGGAAGAGCGCCGCATCGAGGCCGCCGTCGAGCGCCGGCTCGGTGAAGAGCTGCAGCGCCGAGGCCACCGGCGCGACGAGCGCGGCCGCTTCCGCTCCCACGAAGACGAAGACTGACCGGCGCCGATCGCGCCGGCTCCGTACCCATCCCCCATCCCCTGATTCCTGAACGAGGCTGATCCCATGGCCGAAACGAACACGCCTGAACCTGCCCGTCTTCCCGACGATGCCGCCTGCGAGGCCGCGATCGGCCGCCTGGGCGAACTGGACCGCGAGCTCGCCCGCATCGAGGCGGACAAGAGCGAGCGGGTCGCCAAGGTGTCCAAGGATGCCGAGGACCGCGCGAAGCCGCACCAGGAGGAACGGAACCGCCTCGTCTGGACCGTCGAAGCCTACTGCGCCGAAAACCGCAAGCGGCTGACCAACGAGGGCAAGAAGAAGAGCTTCAAGTTCGGCACCGGCGAGATTGCATGGCGCGCCGGCCGCTCGCGCGTGGAATTCGATGCCACGAAGTCCGAGGGCCTGATCGCCCGCCTGCGCAAGGTCGGCCTCAACCGATTCGTGCGGGTGAAGGAAGAGATCGACAAGAGTGCGATCGGCAAGGACGCCGCGGCGATCAAGGGTTTCCGCGGCATCAAGGTCGTGGACGGCCCGGAGCAGTTTGCCATCAAGCCGGTTGGCGCAGATCTGGCTGAGAACCTGTCGGGTTGAAAGAAAGGCCGCCCCGAAGGGCGGCCCCATGGTCGGTGTTTAATCGATCTCGACTGCCGGGCTCTTGCCGAGGATGTCATTGTAGGCGACATCGGTGAGGCTGCTGTCACCCGTCAGCGTGACAGAGGTGCCATCCCGACTGATGAGGTAACCGTCCGAATCGCCCGCGACGAACACGTACTCGAGATCGTCGTTCCCCGAGAGCAGTGTCGTGGCGTAGCTTGAAGCATCGGCCATGGAGCCGATGCCGGTGACCTTGGACGCGGTGAAGTTGTCCTCGGTGCCATAATAGCTGCCGAGGTTTACCTTGTCCTCGCCCGTTACAAAGTCGGAGATCGAGGCCCCAGCTCCGACCGATCCCAGCAGGAAGGTGTCGTTACCGATACCACCGACGAGGACGTCGTTCGTGCCGGTCGCGGTGATCGTGTCATCACCCTGGCCGCCATAGACCGTCGACGCATTGCCGGAAACAGTGAGCGTGTCGTTGCCGAGGTTGCCGTAGACGATATTGGCGTCCCCAGAAGCGGTGACGTTGTCGTCGCCCTGACCGCCATAGACTGTGGAAGCGTCTCCCTCGGCTGTGACGTTGTCGTCGCCCTTGTTGCCGTAAATCAAGGCGTGGTCGGCAGATGCGGTGATACCGTCGTCGCCCTGGCCGCCAAAAACAGTGGCAAGGTCACCGCTGGCGGTGATGGCATCCGCACCCTGGTTGCCATAGATCAGCGCGCCATCGCCCGACACGGCGATCGTGTCGTCATCGATGCCGCCAAAGACCACATCGTTGGCGCCGGTCAGCGTAACGGTATCTTCTCCCTGGCCGCCATAGACCGTGTTGCCGTTGCTGGCAGTGCCGGCGAAGTCGAGGATCTTGTCGTTGCCGAGATTGCCGTAGACGACGTTCTGGCCAGCGCTGTTTCCGTAGTAGTAGGACGTATAGATCGTGTCATCGCCCTGGCCGCCATACACCGTCGAGCCTTGACCGACGACGTAGACGGTATCGTTGCCCTTGTTGCCGTAGACGACATCCGCCGCACTACCGCCATTATAATAAGTGCCTGAGTAGATCGTGTCGTCGCCTTGGCCGCCATACGCCGTGGAGTTGTAGTCCTGGACGTCCATCCGATCGTTGCCGGCATTGCCATAGATGACGTTGCTCGAGCCACTGTAGGTCTCGACTTCATCATCTCCGTCGCCGCCGTAAGCCACGGAACCCGTCGTGGTGTACAGTTCGACATAGTCGTTTCCGGCGCCGCCATAGAGCACGTTGCCCGAACCGCCACCCGCTTCGATATTATCGTTACCTTCGCCGCCGTAAACGATCGAGGAACTGCTGGCACTCACGTAGATCGTGTCATTGCCGGCATTGCCGTAGATAACCGAACCCGAAGCGCCCAGGACGGTGACCCGATCATCGCCTTGGCCGCCGTAGACGGTCGCGCTTCCGCCGGCAATCGCGATCCGGTCATTGCCGAGATTGCCATAGATCAGGCTGTCGCTGTCGCGAGCGGAGATCGTATCGTCGCCCTGTCCGCCATAAATCGTGGAATTTCCGTCCGAAGCGCTGATCGTGTCATTGCCCTCGAAGCCATAGATGAGGTCGTCGCCACTGCCCGTGAGCGAGTCTGCTGCAGACGTTCCGTTAATTGTATCGGCCATTCAGTAGTGCCTCCCTGGTAAATCTGCAGAGCGAGCCCCCGTGCCCGCTCCCGAAATACCTACAATCCTTCTATTCTTGAAAAAGATGAAAAGAAAGTAGCTGTATGCCAGTTTCAGGTGTAAATAGAATTTAGCAGGTTCGATAGCCATTCGGATACTGCTCTCCAGAGAGCTCTCTTCCGATCTCACAGTCGGAGGGGAGCTTTTCTTCGCGTGCGCGCGTCACACTTCGTGATCGATCATCACCGTTCCTCCGCGGCGATCAGGTAAAGGGAGAGCGCCGCATTGGCGGCCTCGGTCCCGCGTGCTCCCAGCGGCAGTACGAATTCCGCGACGTTAAACGTTGTTGGCGACGCGGCTCACCGAAGGTTTCCGTCAGTTCTTCCGGGAAGTAAAAGCGTGCGTGCATCATCAGCAATTTCCGCTGACGAACCTGTGAAAGAACGGGTGCCATGCCCGTTCTTGTTCTCTTTCCGTTCCCGTGCATGATGCCGGGATGTATGTGGGCGAGACACCGAAAACTCTGGGCGAGGCGGAGCTTGCGGGCTGGACCCGATTCCTTGTCGGCTGCCCAAAGTGCCGGCTGTGGGTCGATCTGCCCTTCGAGGATGTCTGGCGCCGCTCGCCTTACCGGAGCCTCGCCGACATTGTGCCGCGCCTTCGGTGCCGGCGCTGCGGATCTCGGCCGGACAGTGTCGCACTAGAACGCACGATGTACCGCCACGCCGGCGGCACGCCGAAGTCGGAGAAATTTCCGCTCACAATGCTGGGCGAGCCAATACCTCGCCCAGATGAAGCTTTCTGAAGTAGCCCTGCCGGTGCATCTTCTCGATGAACTCCGGTAGCCGGCGCTGCGCTTCCCCGTCGAGTTCCGGCACATTGGCGGCCGGTTCCAGGGCCGGCAGCAGCAGATCCAGGGCACGCTTCAGTGCGCTGTCTCTTCCCACGCACAGATATTCCTGCCGGACGAGCTCCTGCAGGAAATAGAACGCGACCAGGCCGAGCACAGCGACCGACGATCCGGCCCGGGTGAACGGCTCCATTATCTCGCGATGGGCGTATTCCGAGCGGCGCAGGAGCCGGTTGCGGTGGCCGTCGACCAGGTCCGACACCGCTTCATCCGTCGCCTGCTTCAGGAGCAGGTGCGTCCGGATCGCCGTCTCGTCCTGCCGGTCCACCCCGTTGATCAGGACGCCCAGCAGGATCTGCGAGATCAGCGTGACTTCAACGCGCTGCCGATCGGTCTGCCGCTCAGGCACCTTCCGCTTCTCCTGTCTTTTGGCACGGAACATCTCCCACCTTCCTCCACCCCGGCAACCGTACGTCCGGCAATCCTTCCGCGCCTGTCGGCGTGGGTTGCTCGCTGGTGGAGCGGCGCAGGCTGGCGCGGTCGTTTGCGCTCACGGCTTCCAGCTTCCTGCTGAGTTCCTCGGCCCGCCGCAGCGCGCGGCTGTTGGCGCGGGCGGACGGGTCGGGCTCGAAATCCTCTCGCGCCTGCAGCACCGCATCGATGCGGATCATTTCGGCGCGGAGCCGGGCGGCATGGCGGCGGGTTTCGTGTGCGATTTCGGCCGGCGTCGGCATGAAGGTCCGGCTGATCCCCGGCGCGGTACCGTGATTGATGGCGCGGCAGGCGGCGATCAGCGCCTCGATCGGCAGGCCGGTGAGCGCGTCGAGGAACGCGGCCGCGCGGAATTCCGCGGCGCCACCCTCGCCGCGGCTTGGCCGGGCCTTCATGATCGGGAGGATCTGAGCTGCGACGTCCTGGTCGGAGGCGGGCGTCAGGCGGCCGCGCAGCGCCCGAAGTTCGGAGGCGAGGGAGCGCCGTTCGGCCTCGGTCAGCCCTCGGCGGGCGCGAAACACCAGCCGGCCGTCAACCTGCATCGTTCTGTTGGCGAGTCGCAACGAGGCGAGCGAATGCGGCGACGTCGGCATCAAGTCGCCGGTTCGTGCGATGGTCGGGAGCATGTTCGGTTCTCCTCGGCTGGAAGGGGGTGACGTTGGGCGGGTACTGGACGAGGGCAGGCGGCGCGGGCTGCAGGCGACGGTCGCGAGCCTCGAAGACCGCGGACGTGAAGTAATCCCAGGCGCGGACCGGACTTCCCCGATGACGGGCGGCGACGGCCTGGATGGCTGGCAGGATGTCCGCCTGGAGATCGCAGCCATGGGCGAGCCAGCGGAGCGGTGCGGACAGCACCAGCAGGCCGGGGGAGGCCGCGTTCAGGGCGTCACCGGCGGCACGGTGAAGCGCATCCTGCAGGCGGTCCTGCTCGGCACGGGTCCCAAACGCCACGGCAGACGCGGGAACCGGCTGGGCCGGGAAGGCGATCGAAGCGGCGAGGCGGCCGGCCGGGGTCTCTTCCGTCGAGGCGCCATGGCTCGGGAGCGCGGCAGCGCCCGGGTCATCAGCATCCTTCCGTTGGATTCTTCCGTTAGATATAACCGTTGATGGTGCCACCTCTGAGGGTGGCACCCCTGCCACCCTGGGGGTGGCACCCCTGCCACCCCTGAAGGTGGCACCCCCCTTGGCCTGCAGGGCGGCACCTGCGGGCGAGGGGGCGTCGGGAAGAGCGGCATCTTCCACGGCGAAGAAGTCCATCTGGCGCGCAACGGGCGCCATGTTCACGCGGTAGCGGGAGGTCCCGCCCTTTTCCTTGCCGGACTCGATCTCGATCCAGCCTGAGCGCTGCAGGAGGTAGAGAGCCGCCTGCACGGTTTTGCGGGAGTAGCGCAATTGGTCGGCGATCGACTTCTGCTTGCGGTAGCACCAGCCCGTCTTGTTGGTGTGCTCGGTCAGGATCAGCAGCACGTCCTTGGCGCTGGGCGTGAGCCGGCGATCCTCGGCGATGCCGCGAGGGGCAAGGGAATAGCGGGGGCCGACGCTCTGGTCGCTCATGCCCGCACCGACGTTCTTTTTGCATCTACAATATACTTGATCGAGCGCGATAAACGAACTACAAAAAGATCAGGCAACGGGGTGGCGCGATGTACAGCTGGGACGAAGGCAAGCGGGAGACGAACAACGCCAAGCACGGCGTTGATTTCACCGCCGCAGATGCCTTCGACTGGCAGACGGCCATGATCGTCGATGACGAGCGGTTCGCTTACGGCGAGCGCCGGGAAATCGCCTTTGGCTTCATCGGTGCCCGCTTGCACGTTCTGGTCTTCACCCGCCGTGAGGCCACCCACATCATCAGCCTTCGCAAGGCGAACAGCAGGGAGATCAAGCGCTATGTCGAAGCTCTCGGATGAGGCGCGGGCCAAGGCCCGTGCGTTGGCTCTCAAGTCGCTGGAAGACATCACGCCGGAAGAGGACGCCGCCATCGAGGCTGCGGCCGCCGACGATCCGGACAATCCGATCCTGACCGACGAGCGGATGGCGCGCATGCGTCCGGCCGCCGACGCCGCGCCGGAGATCGTGGCGCGCGCGCGGGGCCAGCGTGGTCCGCAGAAGGCACCCACGAAACAGCAGGTGACCATCCGCGTCGACCAGGACGTCCTGCAGCGCTTCAAGGAGGAAGGACCGGGCTGGCAGAAGCGCATGAATGCGGTGCTGCGCAAAGGCGTCGGGCTGGCGGGGTAAACTGGCGTCAAGCTGGCACCAATCCCCTGATCGCGCGCCGGACGGCCGCGATGCCGCTGCGGATCGATTCCTCGATGTTGCCCGTGCTGCGCGGCAGGCCGAGGCAGATGCGCTTGCGGCCGAGCTGCAGGATCAGCTTCGGGTGCTTGCCGAGCGCGACCGAGACGGCGATGCCGAACGCCTTCGCCTCTTGCCTCGCGCGGGCGAGGACCTGGCGGACATGCTTCTGAAGACGGTGACGGCTCATTGCGAAGTCTCCCTGCTCAAGAGGTCTCCAGCCGCCCGGGCGCAGGCGCCGCAGCGCCATGTCCCGAGCCGGTTGTCTCGAAGGTGCACGCCCGTGCCGATCGACGCCCAAGCACCACAGGCGCAGCGGAGCGGATGGCCGGTGCCGGGGCAGCGTGGACCGGTGTAAGACGGCGGGGCGGGTTTGCGCTGGGCCGCTGCGGCCGCCGGCGTGCCGAAGAGATCGGGCGCGCTCATGCCGCATTCGCCTCCCGGCGCAGCCAAGACACCGTCGGTGCGCCGTCAAAGCCGTGCAGCCAGACGAACCACGAGAAGTCCTTCGTCCCGCTGCCGGCTGCCGCGCCCTCCTGGATCACCGTGCCGGGCGGCATGGAGGGACGAGGGCCAAGGTTCCAGATGCGGAAGAGCGGCGTCGTTTCCAGCCAGGCACCGCGTTTGCCGCCACACTGCCACGTTGTCGGCAGCAGCATCGCGACCTTGCGCCTGGTGCGCGCCAGCGCCATGCGCACGAAGCATTCCGCCTTGTTGTCGCGCGGGTCGGCGAACTTGAAGGGTGGGTTGCTGACGACGTTGTCGAAGCCGCGATGCCAGACGCTGCCGTAAAACGCCTCGGCCGGCGGCCACTGGCGATAATCGGCAGGCATGTATCCGCCATGCGACGGCGGCCAGCGATGATGAAGGTCCGAGCCGAACGCCTGATGCCCGGCATCGCGGGCGGCTTCGACAATGCGGCCGAAGCCGCAGGCGGGATCGTGGATCGTGCCGGTGAACGGCTCGACCTCGAATAGCCGCCGCGAGCACCATTCCGGCTCGACATACCAATCGTCGGGATCGCGCGCCCAGACCTTCGCGTCTTTCAGGCGGGTGATGGCGTTCATCGGCCGGCCACCCGCAGCTTGCGCCGGCGCTGGACGTCCTCGACCGTGATGCCGGCGCTTTTCGCCAGGCAGGGATCGCAGTATTCGCGCCAGGCGCCCGGTTGGACTCGCTGGCCGCAGCAACGGCGATCATCCGCCGGCGTGGCGTCATTCCACAACGGATGGGCGCATTGCGTTTTACTCTCGCGCGGGAAGGGGATGCCGCCGGTTGGGACCGGCGCGGGCGCGCGCCGAGGAACCGGAACGGTGGCGGTGGTTGGTTCTGCCGCACACTTCGACGGCGGAGCGCTTGGCTCGGCTGGCGTTTCCGCCCTCGGCCGAGACGGGACAGGTAGGGCCGGGCGGGGAACAGGCGCCGCGTGGATGTGGGGCGCAGGCTTGCCGGAATTCGGAAGCTTGATGCCGCGACGCTGGCAGACGCCGATGACGGCGTTGCGGGAGACGTGCAGATGGCCGGCGATGTCGCTGGCGCTGAGGCAACCGGCCGCGATCGCATCCTGCACGGCCTGGCCGCGCTGCTCGGGAGTGAATTCGGCCCAGGTCATGCGTGGCCCTCGATCTCGTGGATGCGGGCCTTCATCGCCGGCGTCATGGACCAGCCGTTGCCCCAATGCGTGGCGATCTCCAGGCCGAAGGGGCGGAGCTTCGCCCGCAGCTTGCAGATGAAGACGTCGATGATCTTTTCTTCCGGCTGATCGCGCCCATCGTCCCGGTAGAGGGCCGCGAGCAAGGCGTTCCTGGTGGCGAGATCGCGTTTCAGAAGCACGCCGAGAACGCGGTTTTCGCTGCCGGTCAGCCGAAACTCGACGGGTGCCAGAAATTCCATGCCCATGGCCGCTTCCAGGATCTCGATCCGATCCTGCAGACGGTCGATTTCCGCTTGAAGGGCATCAAGCCGCGCGTTTACGTCCACGGGGTTTCCTCTTGAACCAGACGATGCCGAGCGCCTTCCAGCGCGGCACCTGATGCGCGGCCGCGAACGTCTTCGCTTCGCGTTCGGCGTCCTCGCGGGTGGCGATGATCGTGGTGACCAGGTCGGCGGCCTCGATGTCGCCGCTATATTCGGCGTCGGTCAGCAGCATCTCGGCGGCTCGGATCTGCTCCGCCGAGATCGGTGCGCAACCGGCCTCGACCAGGACCTGCAGGATTTCGCGCGCGGGCTTGACCCCGCGCCGGGAGATCAGCGCGCCGAGAGAGCCGACGGCAGATGTTTCGCCGATACGGTATCGTCCCTGCCCAGGCGGGTGGCGCGCGATCTTGACGCCGGCGCGGGCGCAGACTTGCGCAACCGTCAGCGCATCCTCGTCGCCGGCCGCAACGGCTGCGTAATGCATCTGCGCGGGGGTGACGGCGATGCGATCACGGTTGTGGCCGAGGAAGGCTGAAGCGCGCTCCGCGAGTTCGGCCGCTTCCACGAGCATGACCGGGATGCGCGTTATCTCTGGATGGGTGGCGGCGGCGATCGCCGTATGCTGGCCGTCGATAACCTCGAAGCCGGCATCCGTCTTCACCACGACGGGCGGCTTGAACCGGCGCCAGTCCCAGCCTCCGACAATCTTGCGGATCAGGCGAACCGAGTTGTCAGAGAGGTCGCGCTGATACGTCTCGTCGACCAGCAGGTCGAGCGGGCTCAACCATTCGAAGGTCGGCGCCGGCATGTCGACATCGCCAGGGGGGATGTCCGGAAGGGCGAGCGGCTTGATCTGGCGGGTCGTCATCAGGCGATCCCCAGCGCGTTCATGTAGAGCTCGAGGATCGATTCCTCCTCGGCCCGCTCCTTCGCGTCCTTCCTGCGGATCGCCACGATCTTCCGGACCGCCTTGGCGTCGTAGCCGCGACCCTTAAGCTCGCCGTAGACGTCCTTGATGTCCTCGGCGATGCCCTGCTTCTCTTCCTCGAGGCGCTCGATGCGTTCGATGAACTGGCGGAGCTCGCCTGCTGCCACGCCGCCGACGTCCGGCGTTTCGTCCTCGTTGGTACTCACTTCCGCGCTCCTGATGATGCCGATGATGAAGGGGAGGGATCGTTGCCGGCGCGCGAGCGGATGGAGGGCAGGACGATCGCGTCGCCGCGCTGGCCGCCGAGGGCGGCGTGGTAGGCCTGCAGCTTCTCGATCTGGGTTTCGAGCAGCTCCATCTCTTCGTGGCGTTCCTGCTCGGTGATGATGCCGTCGGCGACGTCGCGAGTGATCTTGGCGATCAGTTCGGCCGAGGCGCAGGTGACTTCGCTGGACAGCTGGCGCAGGCAGTCCCGGCCCGTGCTCTTGTCGCGGCGCACGACATCGCGCTCGAGCGCGTCGGCGAGGAACTCGGTCACGAACGGCCGCGACAGACGCCTCTCGGCTTCTGCCTCCAGCGCCACGATGACGTCGGCCGTCGGGAAGCACTCGGCATGTTCGTCGGCGGGGCTCGCATATTGCTGCAGGCGCTGCCAGCTGACGCGGACGCCCGGCACGCGCGCGGCCGGACGGAAGCCGCCCAGCGCGCGGCAGAGTTCGGCGAAAGCGGCCTTGAGGGCGCTTTCCTGCCAGGTGAGGCGGGTCTCTGTCATGCCCGCACCCCTGTGAAATCAGGTGCCGGAACCGGAGGGAGGCGCGTGGACGCTCTCCCTCCGGACGTCCTACCATCGGAAGTGCAACCTAGCCGATGGAGGAATCGCGAGATGGAACCAGAGAACCCGTACCTGACAGACACGTATCTCGCGATGGATGATGCGGCGTTTGTCATCCTTGCAGAGGTGATCCGCGTCCTCATTGCCGAGGGTCTGGCCGATGAAGAGGCGGTCAAGCGTCGCCTCCAAAGACTGGCCGATCTGCTGCAGCATGCAACCGGTGAGGTTGCGCGTGGAACTGTTCTTGGGGTGGCAAGGATGATTGAGGAGAAGGGAAATCCATTTCGGACGTGAACCCGTCACCTGCGTCGGCTTTCATCCCCGCTGCCAGATATTCGAACATGGCCGAGGCGCGCGCCGCGACGTGCGACCCTGGATTGGCCCGCGAGCCGTCCTGTCGGTCGACGACGTAGCGGCCCTCGGTTCCGCGCCGGCTTTCGACGGCTTCAAGGCGGGCGAGCCGGCGCGACAGGAGAACGACAGCGCCGGCCAGGAGGGCTGTGGAGGCGAGCAAGGGAAGGCGACCGTTCATGACGTGAACCCTGCGAACATGCGCGCGATCTCGCGCTCTTCTTCTTCGGTGGGGAGCGGGAAGCCTTCGGCGACGTGCCAGCAGGCATTGTCGTTGCCGGCCAGGTGATGCGATGCCACTCGCCGGCGCAGCTGCTGGGTGATCCAGCGCAGGACCCGCCTCATGCGCCGGTTCCTCCGTCGTGCTGGAAGACTGCTTCACGTGGCGGCGGGGGAGTGGCAAGCCTTCCGCCAAGCGGAAGCGGCTGAGAGTGGGAAGCGACCAAAAACTGCAGCGCACTATGCAGAAGCAGCAGGATCGCGAGCTGCAGGGCAACGCTAATGCCGATGAGCGCGATCAGAATCGAATTGCTCATGCGCACTTACCTCCCTTGTCGGTACCGACTTGCTGACGAGGTGACGGGGTGATCGCGGGCGTGCTGGATGGCAGGCAGGACAGACCCCCATTTGAGGAGATCGGCCGTTGAACGATCCCAGTTTCCAGCAGCATGCCGGCCACCCGGGTCCGCTCGATCTCAGCGACGGCGCTGTTGATGCCGGTGTCCAGGACCATGAAGGCGCGTCGCATGGCCGGGCGGGAGAGGAGCGCGGCGGTCATGGATGCGCGCTCGTCCTGAGGGCAGGCTCGGATGGCTTCTCCGAATACCAGTCAGCGGCCTGCACCTGGCCGTCCGTCAGGTCGGCAACTCGGTTGATGATTTCTGGCCGAGGGAAACGGTCGCCGCTGATGTAGCGGTGAACGGTTTGCCGCCTCACCCCGAGTTCAAGCGAAAAGTGCTCAACGCTTTTTCCGCTTTGCTGAAGCCACTGATCTAAGGTCATGCCGAATGATTGTCACCAATACGGTACCAAGTCAATCGAGAATGTTACCAAACTGGCGTCTGTCGCCGAAACGGTTACAAGGCGATAATGTCGAGATGGCAAGCGCACTGAAAAAGGCACGTGAGGGCAAAGACATGTCCCTGCAGGCGTTGGCTGATGCGGTCGGAACGACCCGTCAGCAGCTTTCGCGTCTGGAGAACGGCCACCGGAAACTGAGCAAGGAGTGGGCGGAGCGCCTGGCGCCCCCGTTGGGAGTTCGCGCGCAGGACCTCATGTTCGAACTTGATGAGCGCAGTACGGTAGAGCCCGGCCCTGAGATCGACCTCTCGCCCCAACCCGTCATCGGTGAAGTCGCCGCGGGCCTGTGGCTGGAAACGGAAGCGGAGATTGACGAGCCGCTAGACTGGCTTCCCTTCAATCCAGCACCGCATCTGCCTAAAGGGGCTTCCTTCATTCTGCGCGTGCGGGGAAACTCAGTCGACAAGATAGCGCCCGACGGAGCCTTCATCGTCTGCCTGAGCCTTGCGCAGACCGGGATTGCAATAAAGGGCGGGGATTTGGTCGTCGTGGAGCGGCGCCGCATGCAGGAGGGGTTGCGGGAGGTGACCGTGAAGCGAGTTCACGAGATCCCGGGCGGCTTCGAGCTCGTGCCGGAATCGACTGACCCGCGATGGAAACCGACCCGGTTCGAGTGGGGCAAGGAGCACGAACTCGAGGGGATTGAAATCCATCTTCTGGCGAGAGTCGAACTGGTTGTTATGAAGCCTTAAAAGGTGATTGGGGGGACAATGAAGCGGTGTCTTGGGTTCGCGTTGGTCGCCATGCTCTGGTCTGATCCTTCTTTTGCTTGGAAGGTGGACACGAGTTCGGACCCTCTCACTGACACTGAGATCGCCACGGCACTGCAGTTGGAGCCTGAAGCGGACTTTGCGATCGCGACGAAGTGCTGGAAAGGGCAGCCTGAGCGGACGCTCCTGTTCCTGATCACCGGCCAGAACTATGACGAGAGCGCGTCTTATCGGAATAGCCTGGATGGTCAGTTTCGAGTGGATAAGGAGCCGGTTCAGGAAGTTTCGTTTAGCCCGGAAGATCGCGGGGGTATGCTTGTGCTGCGGCTGTCCGATGAGGGCAGCGCGGTGTCCAAGACGCTAAGCGATATGGAGCGCGCCAGAACTCGGATCATTTTCGCGGTTGGCGGAACCATCCATGTCTTCCCCGCGGGGGACTCCCGCAAGGCGCTGGGAAAGTTCAATTCCGTATGTAATTCGGGGCTGGGCGCGGAGGCGGGTAGTTCCGCCGACTAGGCTCGTCACCGCGCGGTTCCCCAAACGGCCCAGAGGCTGACGTTTTTCCCGATGCTGCCTTTGCCCCGGCAATGGCTGCAGACTAGGCGCGTCTCGAACTCCCCTACATCGAGTTGCTCGTTGGCCGTCTGCTCGAGTCGTGGCTCGAATTTCACTGTCGAGCCGCAGTCCGCGCATTGGATCAGCAGCCAGGAGGTCTGCGCCACGGGTCGGAGGGGCCGCAGGTAATCTGAAATGTAATCTCGGGAAAGTTCGCCTCGCTGCCCCATGCATCCATCGTTCCTTGTTTGTTCCTACAAATCTCAGACCTTCATTCGTTTGTCGAATCGATTCCTGCGAAGGCTTGCTGATTTCTTAATGGTGCCAATTCGGTTACATGCTGCTTGACACCGTGTTACCAACATGGTGACATAAGAGCCGTCATCAACGACGGAGCGAGTTCATGGCCCTTGTCGATCTGCCTGCCGGCGCCGAGCCGCTGCGCTATCCCGCCTCTTCCATGCCGTTCAGCGCCGCGCGTTCGCCGCGCCTGGCTGAACTGAAGGAAACGACGGCTCTCGCATTGCGCGAGGCACTGAGCGGGATCGTGATCGCCGCCCTGATGATCACCCTTGTCGCCTGGAGCGGCGTGCTCTCGCCCTCCCTGCACAGCCTCTTCTGACCATCCCGTTTCGGGCTGCCACGCCTCCGGTGGCCCGATCGCGGCGGGATGGCTCCCCCAATCCTCCCTAGCCATCCCGCCGCATGCCTCTTTGATCCAAGGATCCAGTCATGCCTCCGAGAACAAACAGCAAGCGATCCCGCGAACCCTCGCGCTTCGCCAACAGCGTCTTCGCCTGCAAGGATTGCGGCCGCGAAATCGACATGAGCAGCACCCAGGCCGACGCGGTGCCGAACTGCCCGACCTGCGGCGAGCCGATGACGCTGGAAAGCTCCGCGCCGGTTATCGTCCATCCCGCCAGCAGCGGCAGGACCGAGATTGGCTTCGCGACGAACATCCACGCCAAGCCGACCGAGTGGGAACGGGTGCCCCGGCAGTTCCGCCGCGAGATCGCAGTCTGGATTGAGCGCGGTTACCGGCCGAGCGCCTTCATCGAGAGCATTCTCAAGAACGATCTGGCTTCCCACTGCTACTTCGCCGACGGCGAGACCACCGCGACGGGCCCGATCCTGCGCTTCATGCACCACAACGCGCCGCCGGAGTGCTTCGGCTCGGCTGCGGCATGCGAGGCCTGGAACAAGAACGGCGGCCTGGAAGGCCTGAAGGCGGCGAGCGAAGACCTGCAGTTCAGCACGACCTCGGAAGGGTTGCCTGCCGAATGGGACATGGTCCCTGCGCGATACCGGACTGAACTCGACCGCTGGTTCACGCATGGCGCTCGCCCGGAAGCTTTCATGTCGGCCGTGCTGCGAAACGACTTCGCCGGTGCCGTTGGTCGCTCCGATGACGGTGGCCGGTCGCTGAAGGCGATCCTTTCGTTCCTGACCTTCAACGCGCCGAACGGCTGCTACGGCTCGGAAGAGGCGTTCGCCGGATGGCTGGCGCAGGGCGGACTGGCGGGGAGGGCGGCTTGATGCAGGTCGCTCAACCCGTCCTCGCCGTCCTCGGCCGCGCCGAGTTCGCCGGCAACCTCCTGAAGCTGCCGGGCGAGTTGGACCGGAAGCTTTACACCCAGGTCGACAAGGTCCTCGTGGCCGCCGGCGGCAAATGGAGCCGGAAGGCGGCGGCGCACCTGTTCGCCGGCGATGCCCGCGCGGCGCTAGAGCCGATCTTCGCCACCGGCAAGGTCATCAACGAGAAGCAGGAGCTCGGGGCGTTCTTCTCGCCACCGGCCGTTGCTGATCGCGTGATCGCCCTGGCGGAGCTGGAGCGGGGCATGCAGGTCCTGGAGCCGAGCGCCGGCCATGGCGCGCTGGCAGCCCGTGCGCTGCTGGCGGGATGCGAGGTCGATTGCATCGAGGTCAACGATCGACACGTCAGCATGCTCTGCTCCACCGCCTACCGGAACGTCGTCTTTGCCGACTTCCTCAAGCTCGAGCCGCAGCAGATCTACGATCGCGTGCTGATGAACCCGCCCTTCGGCCGCCAGGCCGATATCCGGCACGTTCTCCACGCGGCGAAGTTCCTGCGCGCCGGCGGCCGCCTCGTCGCGGTGATGTCCGCCGGTGTGCGCTATCGCGTGAACCGGCTCTCCACCGAGTTCCGGGCCTTCGTGGAAAGCCGCGACGGCGAGTTCGAAGACTTGCCGTCGGACAGTTTCCGCGCCTCCGGCACCAGCGTCAGCACCTGTCTCGTCCGCTTCGACAGCGACGAAATTCCCTTTTGAGGTTCCCATGGGCACGAAAAACGACCCGGCGCCGCATGACGCCTATGCCAAGGCCGAACCGGACGAGCCGCTGTTCACGCTCCTGGCTCGCGACCCGCAGGCGCCTTTTCTGGTCTCCATCTGGGCAAAAGTCCGCGTCGGCGACATTGAGGCGGCCTTCGCAGTCTTCGGCAAGATGATGTCGGCCGTCGGGCCGGCCTACGCGATCCAGCCGGACACGGAAAAGGCCACCGAGGCCATGTACTGCTCCAGCGACATGTTCGCCTGGCAGCAGGCGAACGGGAAGGGGCGAGTCCATGGCTGACCTCTCCAAGCCAGTTCGCGCGGCAAACCGGACGGACGCCCATGTCGGCATGCAGATCCGCCTTCGTCGCCGTCTCAACGGCATGACGCAGGACAAGCTGGGTCACGCCATCGGCGTCAGCTTCCAGCAGGTCCAGAAATACGAAACCGGGGTCAACCGGGTCAGCGCCGGCCGGCTGGCCGAGATCGCCCGAGCCTTGGGCACGCACCCCGGCGCGCTGTTGCCGCCCGACGAGGAGACGCCCGCCAATGGCACCGGCATCCTCGACAGCGAAGAGGGCCGCGAGCTTGCCGCGCTCTATTCGATGATCCCGGCGCTCGCCCGCAAGGCGCTGCTGGCCGCGGCGCGACAGTTCGTTCCGCAAGGAGCCGCGCGTCATGGCTGAAACCGGTCCCGAATACCTGGTCTGGTCGACCGAGCATCGCGCTTGGTGGAAGCCCGACTGCGTGAGCTACACGTACCGGCTCGATGACGCCGGGCGTTACACCCGGGAACTCGCTCTTCTGATCTGCTCCGGCGCGCATGGTGGCTGGCGCGAAGGCGAAGTGCCGTCCGAGCTTCCGGTCCAGCTCGAGGATGCGCTGACGGCTGCCGGACAGGAGGCGCCCCGCCATGGGTGACCAGGCTGCCCCCGAAGCTCCGGCGAAGACTGTCCTGCGCTGGGCGCGGCGCATCGGCCTCTCCACAGCGCATCTCTACCGTAACCTGCCGGACGGCACGGCCGCCTCAGCCTGCCACCTGTCGCGCGCCTCGTCCGCGCTCCTCCAATCCGCCGGCCCGGCCAAGCGCTGCCAGAACTGCAAGAGGTACGACCATGGCTGATCGTCAGATCCTCTTCAGCGCGCCGATGATCCGCGCCTTGCTCGACGGCCGGAAGACACAGACGCGGCGGGTGGTCGGTAAGCGCGGAGGCCGAAGCCGCCCCAACATCTTCGACGGCACATGGGCGGATAGCTACGTGCTGGATCCCGGCAACGTGTCGTGGCGCGAGGACAGCACCCCATGGAAAGCGGGTGATCGGCTGCAGGTGCGCGAGGCGTGCGCCATTGATGGCAATCGAGTGTTCTACCGGGCGCGGCATGAAGAGGCTTCCGCTAGAGGCCCACGCGTAGACGTGCGGTGGCGGCCGTCGATCCACATGCCGCGATGGGCATCCCGCCTGACGCTGATCGTCACCGACGTGCGCGTGCAGCGGCTGCAGGATATCAGCGAAACCGACGCGATCGCCGAAGGGTTGCAACCGCACGAGGCACCGAACGGCCATGTGACCTATGAGGTGCCCGGCGCAGTCTTGGGGCAGACGCCGGAACGCGGCTTTCAGGCGCTTTGGAGCCTGATCAACGGCGACGACGCATGGGCGGAAAACCCGTGGGTCGCCGCGATCAGCTTCGACGTCGTGAAGGCGAACATCGACAGCCTTCCGGCAGAGCGGGAGGCCGTATGATGTGCGGCCTGAAAGCCTTCGCCTGTACCGAGGACGACGAGAGCACCGGGGCGGTCCTCTTCGCCACGCACGACATCGCCGCGAAGCGATGGGCAGCCAACGAATACGCTGACGGCGATATCACGCGTATCCAGTGCCGCCGCGCCAAATGGGCCGACCACCTGGTCGGGTCTGCGGTACCGGCGTCGCTCATGATTGAGCACGGGTGGCATTTCGAGTGCTCCGGCTGCGGCGCGCGCATCGACCTCAGTGAGCTGGACGAGAAGGGCCTCACCGTAGCAGGCGTGATCGGAATGCAGGACGATCTGGTTTTCTGCGGACCGGAATGCGCGCTTTGGTATCGCTCCCGGCGCGCTACCGCGAAACGCCTGGAAGCCGAAGCGATCATGTGGCTTCGCGGGATCGCTCTCCGCAGCATAGGGACGGTCGAGTTCGTCACCGGCTTTGGCCAAGAGCATGCTTATGCATCGGAACGTGGCGGGCGGTGGACCATCGAACAGGCGTTCGTGTCGTTCAGATTCGACGGCATGGAGATCGGCACGGCCTCTCTGCGCTATCACGGCCCGAGATGGTGCGGAGCGCACGGCCCGACGCGGCCGGAATGGTCGTGCTGCGCTGGCGACAAGGAAGCATTCGAGGCTTTCGCTAAGGCAAGACAGACGAGGGAGGCGGCATGATGCTCCCCGGCCAACTCTCCATGTTCAAGGCCAAGCCGAAGGTCGCGCCGTTGCAGATCCGGCGAAACGCCGATCTTTCGGAATGCGGCTCCTATCGCTGGACCCTCTCGCGTGTCTGGCGCACCGGTCCGCATGTCTGCTTCATCGGCCTGAACCCGTCGACGGCCGACCACCTGGCGGACGATCCGACCGTGCAGCGCTGGACTCATTTCGCCCGCAGCTGGGGCTTCGGCGGCTTCGTCGCCGTGAATCTCTATCCCTTCCGCTCGCCCAGCCCTGCCGATTGCCGGCGCTGGGCGGATTGGGAGAACAACGGGCCCGACTGGCATGCCCGCGACCGGCTGCACCAGAACGTCGACGTGCTGGCACATGAGGCCAAGCGGGCCGAACTCGTCGTGGCCTGCTGGGGCGCTGGCTGCTGGGACCGCCTCTGGACCGAGCACGCGATCGAGCAGATCCAGACCGGCGAGGCGCCGTTCCCTGACCTGTATTGCCTCGGCCGCACCAGCGCCGGCGCTCCGATCCACCCGATGGCGCGCGGCCGCTGCCGCGTGGCGAACGATGCCCAGCCGAAACTCTGGAGGCGCGCATGACCGCAGCCTATCCGCTCACATGGCCGCACCACATTCCTCGATCGAAGCCGCGCGAAACCGGCCGCTTCAAAACAACGCTGAATGGCGCGCTGAAGAACGTCAATGATTCACTCCGGCTCTTCGCCTCGGACAGCGGCAAGAAGCTTGAGAACATCGTCCTCTCGTCCAACTCAACCCTGGGCGTCTCCAAGCCGGACGATCCCGGCGTCGCGGCCTGGTTCACCTGGGACGGCTTGCAGGTCTGTATTCCCGTCGATCGGTACACGACCGTCGAAGCGAACCTGCAGGCGATCCACCACGTCCTCGAGGCGCGGCGGGTGGAACTGCGGCACGGCACGCTGGCGCTGGTGCGCGCATCGTTCCAGGGGCTGCGGGCCCTGCCGGCGCCGGCGCGGCGATCCTGCTGGGAGGTGCTGGGGCTCGATAAGCCCGGGCAGATGATCAACCGCGAGATCATCGAGCGCGCCTATCGCGAAAAGGCGAAGGCGACGCATCCCGATCGCGGCGGCAGCCAGGAGGCCATGGCCGAGCTCAACCACGCCCGGGATGAGGCGCTTCTGTCGGAGGCGGCCATATGACGAACGTCACGGCCCTCAATGCCATGCGCCGGGGGAAGCGCCCGAGTGTACCGGCGGGCCCGCCCTCTGTGTCGGAGCTGCAGCGGGCTCGCGCTACAGCAGCCCGGCTCGTTCTTCGGCATGGCGACGGCTACATGCCCCTGTTCGAACGGGTTGATCGGGAGATCGAGGCCCTCTCGCAGCAGGATTCCAAACTGGCGCGTCTCCGGATGCTAGCTGCGGGGTAATCCGTACGACCGACAAGGGGTCAATACTGTAGAGCCGTCTCGTGCGCGAACCGACAGACGTCTTCCGGCATCTCTCGCCCGAGCGATCGGTAAGTTAGGATAGCAGATATCATTTCCAGAGTAGCCGCGTAGAGTGGCCGCTCGAACGGATTATGTTCACTGGCTTGGTTATCGCCCAAAAAGTCAATGACAGAACGAGCCTCGACACGATTGTCTCCGCCAACGCAAGGGCCAATAAACACCCAAGTGGCAGAAAGCTTCTCAGCCAGCCTAGCATCTTGAGGAGAAAGCTCGTGCGCAGCCTCGACTTGTTCTAATATGTGGGCCAAAGTTCTTACTGTTTCAGCGTATTCGGGCTTCACAAGGTTTGCGGTCGCTGTTTGCGGAGAGGCAGCAAATGCCGCCAGCAGTCCCGCCATCGCACAGATCTTCCTCATATGTCCCTGCCTTGTCGAATCATGCTCGGTCATCCGGCGTGATCGCGAGTCGGAGAAGCCACTCCAGCTTGTGCTCGAGTGTCGGGCCCTCGCCATAGCGAGGCCGGTTGAACTTGTGGCCCATCAGATCCGCCTGCATTCGGTCTCCCATCTCGGCGGCGGTGAGCCGATCCTGAAACGTATGCCGGACCGAGTAGAGGCTGTGATCCTCACTTGGGAGGAGATGGTTCTCCCTGAGATATTTGTTTACCGCTGCTGACAGCTGTGAGGAGCGATCCACGTACCTCGGGAAACCCTCGGGCGCCTGTCGGAACGCATCCAGTGAGATCCCGACCAGCGGGATATCCCTTTCCGAATATCGGGTCTTCAGCCTTCTGGTGCCGTTCGCCCTGATTTTCACGTGCGGGATGGGCTCGTCCAGCAGGATGTCGGCTTTCTCCAAGCCGCAGGCCTCGATCGGGCGCATGCCGGTTTCAACAAGCGCCTGGACAAGCAATCGCGCATCGCGGTTGAGGCCGGCGAGCGCGGTGGGGCTCATGACGACGTCGCGGAGTGCATCGACGGGAAATGGCGGGCGCTGGCCCGCATCGTCGTCGGCCAGGCGCAGTCCGCCGAACGGCTTACCCAACCCAAGCTCCAGCTTTTCGTTGAGCGTGTCGACGAGCTGCGCGAGGTGGCCAATATCCTTATTGGCGCTGTTCGCCGTGAGGCTCTCCTCGACAACGCGCTCTACCCACCAGCTGCGGAATGCCAGTGCGTCAGATCTGGTAACCGCGGCGACCGCCTTATCTCCGATCACCCCGATCAGGTTCGCAACAGCTTTCATGCGCGGCGCCCGCCAGCGCCTGAGCTGGTCTTCCGACTTGCTGCGAACACGGTCGCGGGTGAGGGCGTAAAATTGCTCGAGCGCCGTCGACAGGGTCAGCGAGGGCGGAACGGCGCCGCCGGCGAGCGCCTCCACGACGGCGACCTCTTCGCGGCTGACCGGCCCCTCGGCGTGGACGGCTTCTTCGAGGCGATTAAGTCTCGCGAGGAGGTCCCGAATATCGCCGCCGGCTATATCGGCGGCCGACTTGTACTCGAAGCCCTCCAGCCGGGCGCGCTCGATTGCGCCCTGGAAGCGCTCGCGTGCGTCGGAGGATCCACCTCGGATCAGAGCGACCCAGAAAGCTTCGACCTCTCGTTCAATCGTCGGCTTCAGCTTTTCGGCGCGTTTCAGGTCGCGGGTTTCAAGGGAAACGCTGACGAAGGCACGCGGATCAACGTCGGCGAAGCGCTTCGGGACGCGTCGCCAATAGTGCCAGATCCCATCTTTTTTGAGCAGGTGCCTCGGCAA